CCGATGCTGCGGCTGCTCTTCGTCGTAAGCGCGCTAATGCTGCGGCTGGTCTTAAAAATAAACGTGCTAATGCTCAGGCACAGACTGCACGAGCAGCCGGTCCTGCTGTAAATGCAGCTACTGCTAAAAAGCGCGCTAATGCTGCGGCTGCTCTTAAGAATAAACGTGCTAATGCTGCGGCTGCTCTTCGTCGTAAGCGCGCTAATGCAACAAAAGCTTTAGCTAACAAACGTAGGAACGCTGCCGCAGGTCTACGTAACAGGCGCACCAGAGCCGTATAAAATATCAATGCTTAAACCTCGTAAACCTACGCCCACACGTAAGCGTAACTATCGCAGAGAGTATGATACGCACGGTAAACTTCCTGCCCAAAAGAAAAACAGGGCAGCAAGAAATACTGCTCGTAATGCTTTAGCTAAAGCTGGTGTGGTGCGTAAGGGTGATGGCAAAGAAGTGGATCATAAAAATATGAATCCACGAGATAATAGACGCTCTAATCTGAGGGTAGTTCCTAAAGGCGTAAATAGGAGAAGACAACCCAAAAGAAAATAGTATTTGTTTGTATTTTTGGAGAGGAATATGAATGGACATATTGGGTATACTGGAGACATTTGGCATTCCTGTTACAATGACAATAGCTTTTGGCTATTTCATATGGAAGCAGAATAATTGGATACAGAATGAGCTATCCTCAGACTTAGACGAAAAGCATAAAAGACTAGAGGCTATAATAGTCAAACTTATTGAAGCCCAAAAGACTATGCAGCTACAGCAACAAGACATTAAGTCTAGTTATCAGACTATTGTAGAGGTCATAGGGGCTAAGTTTATTAAGCAGCTAGTCATAAGGGACGTATTAGATAATGGCACTAAAGAAACCACAGCGCAGTCTAAAAAAGTGGACAGGCCAAAAGTGGGGGACTAAATCGGGTAAGCCATCTGCTAAAACAGGTGAGCGTTACCTACCTAAAAAAGCTATTGCTGCTTTAACGCCTTCAGAGTATGCTAGAACTACAGCAGCTAAACGTAAAGGTACTGCTGCTGGTAAACAAGTAGTTAAACAACCTAAAGGTATTGCAAAGAAAGTAAGAAAGTACCGTGCGTAAGATTTTAGAAAAGACTATTACGCTACAAAAGCGTATCCGTAGAAAAAACAGACACGCTAAAAAACCTAATTTGCATAGCAGGCAAGCTAATGCAAAACAATCATATAGGGGGCAGGGTAGATAATGAAAGCAGAACAGCTAGACAGTTGGCGTATTATACCACGTGTTATGATGCTGGCTTTAATTATTATGAATTTCCGTGTTATTGAGTGGTTTATGTCATTAGATACGCCTACTATGGAGCAGGCAGGTATGCTTAGTGTTATGACTGGCGCACTTACTGCCGCATTTGGTTTGTATTTAGGCAATTCAGAAAAATCTAGCCCTCCTATTGTACAGGCTAGTAAAAGCACAAAGTAGGGGTTTATTATGAGCCAACAATTTGTAGAAGCATTGCTGTTTACAATTATTATTATGCTTAATAATGGTGATTATAATGTAAAGTCTGGTATTGTACAAGAATGCCCCCCGTATGAAGAGGTTGTACCTCTTTTAGAAAAGGGCTTAAAAGACAACGAGTATAGAGGTTGGCACGCTACGTGTCAAAAGATTGCTATTATCGTTAAAGGTAAAGGACAACCACTATGATCGGCGCTCTAATTGGACCTGTAGCTGGGCTTGTTGGTACGTGGCTACAGGGTAGTGTAGAAGAAAAGAAAGCTAAGACCGCTATGAAGGTAGCGGAAGCACAAGCTAAAGCTACTGTAATGGTAGAAGCAGCCACACACGAAAGTGGGTGGGAGCGTATTATGGCTGAAGGTACTAAGAATAGCTGGAAAGATGAATATCTTACAATTATCTTTAGTGTGCCTATGATTCTAGCTTTTGTTCCGGGTATGGAAAATATCGTACAACGGGGCTTTGAGCAACTACAGTCTATGCCTGAATGGTATCAGTATTCTTTAGGCTGTGTAGTTGCTGCCAGCTTCGGCATTAGGGGTGCCACTAAACTATTTGGTAAAAGATAGTTGACAACTAAAATAAAACACGTATAATTAGGGAAAGTTAATGTCTTTAAGTGAATCTGAAAAAGCAAAGCTAAAAAGATATGGGTTGTCAGGTTTAAATAAACCTAAGCGCACACCTAAACACCCTACAAAAAAAGCTATTGTTGCAGTGAGGGACGATGGAAACATTAAAATCATACGCTTTGGCGATCAAAAGATGGGTCATAACTATTCTCCTGAAGCCCGTAAATCTTTTAAAGCGCGTCACGGTAAAAATATCGCAAAAGGCCCAACGTCTGCTGCATATTGGGCTAATAAAGTTTTTTGGTCTGGTAAAGGCGGCAGTACTAAGAGTCCGCCTAAAAGTCAGAAGCATAAAAAGGGCGTGGCGTAATGGCTAAAAACTTAACAGAAAAGCAACAGGCTTTTATTAATGTTTTATTTGGTGATGCTAGAGGTGATTTATATGCAGCTAAACAATTGGCTGGATACTCACCTAACACCGTCTTGTCAGAAATTACGGCGGGTATTAAGGACGAGATTATTGAAGCTACTAAAAACTTTATGGCGCATAACGCCCCTAAAGCTGCATATGCTATTATTTCTGGTATTGACGACCCTACCGAGTTAGGTATTCGTGACAAGCTGAACGCTGCTAAAGACTTACTCGACAGAAGCGGCATCATTAAGTCCGAAAAAATGCAAGTAGAAAGTTCAGGTGGCGTATTTATCCTACCACCTAAAGCGGTAATTGAGGACGATGACGACTAAAGCATTACAACGTAGTATTGGAAGTTGGAAATTACCTCAACCGCTTGATGTTCGAGAAGACGGTGAATGGGTTCCTATACCCCGTATAGCTAGAACAGTACCGTTTGGCTATGAGCTAGATGAAGACGACGATAAAGTTCTACTTCCTATTGAAACAGAACTAAATGCGTTGTCGGAAGCTAAAAAACACTTAAAGAAATATTCTTACAGAGAAGTATCTAATTGGTTAAGCACAAGAACGGGTCGCTACATATCACACGTAGGATTAATGAAACGGGTAAGAAATGAGCGAAAGCGTAAAAACAAAGCTACTATCCTCCGCAAGTGGGCAGCGTATGTCGAAGAGACGCTCGCCAAAGCGGAGGAACTCGAAAAAGAAAGACTCGACGCCCAAACAGACACTACACGCAGCGGAGCTATTGAAGAACCCGCAAAAGATTGAGTCATCTGTAGCACATCAACCACCTGAATCTGTAGAACAAAATGCTGTATTTAAACCTAATGATGGACCACAAACAGAGTTTTTAGAAGCAGCAGAACGAGAAGTATTGTATGGTGGTGCAGCAGGCGGGGGCAAGTCTTTCGCTATGTTAGCTGATCCTGTACGTTATTTTTCCCACCCTGATTTCAGTGGGCTATTGCTTAGACATACAACGGAAGAACTTAGAGAACTTATTTTTAAGTCTCAAGAGATGTATCCTAAAGCAGTTCCGGGCATTAANTGGTCCGAAAGAAAGATGCAGTGGACTGCGCCTTCCGGTGCGCGATTGTGGATGTCTTATCTGGATAGAGATGAAGACGTATTGCGTTATCAGGGTCTAGCATTTAGCTGGATAGGCTTTGATGAGTTGACTCAGTGGGCTACACCTTATGCGTGGGACTACATGCGATCTCGTCTACGGTCCACTGCTCCAGATTTACCTGTATACATGCGAGCTACAACCAATCCGGGCGGCAGAGGGCATCATTGGGTTAAGAAAATGTTTCTTGATCCTGCACCACCGAACAGCAGATTTGTAGCTACTAATATTGAAACAGGCGAAGACTTAAATTATCCGGCAGGTCATGCTAAAGCAGGAAAGCCCTTATTTAAAAGAAGGTTTATACCTGCTAAACTAATGGATAATCCGTATCTAGCTGAAAGCGGTGATTATGAAGCAATGCTTCTTTCTTTGCCAGAGCAACAAAAAAGACAGCTACTAGACGGTGACTGGGATATTAAAGAAGGTGCTGCATTTACCGAATTTAATAGAAACATTCATGTCATTGAGCCATTCGACATACCAAATAATTGGGTTAAGTTTCGTGCTTGTGACTATGGCTACGGTTCATATAGTGGCGTGTTATGGTTTGCCGTAAGCCCAGACGAACAGCTAATCGTATACAGAGAGCTATACGTATCTAAAGTATTGGCTACAGACTTAGCTGATATGGTATTAGAGTTAGAAGCAGAAGATGGTAACATTAGATATGGTGTTCTTGATAGTTCTTTGTGGCATAAGAGGGGCGATACAGGCCCGTCTTTGGCGGAACAAATGATTAGTAAAGGGTGTCGTTGGAGGCCATCTGATCGTAGTAAAGGCAGTAGAGTGGCGGGTAAAAACGAAGTTCATCGTAGGCTTCAGGTAGACGAATTTACAGAAGAACCCAGATTAATCTTTTTTAATAACTGCACAAATATGGTATCTCAATTACCTGCTTTACCTATAGATAAGAAAAACCCTGAAGATATTGATACTCACTCAGAAGACCACTTGTATGATGCTTTACGTTATGGCATAATGTCGAGACCACGTTTTAGTATTTTTGAATTTGATTCACAGATGCCCAGAAATACTCATACACCAGCCGACGCTGTATTTGGATATTAAAGGAATTATAAATGGCTATTGAAGAAGATGACTCCCTAATTGAACAAATGGGTATCGCAGCAGACGATGTAGATAACGTAGAAGATGTAGACTACGGCTATACACCTATTATTAGGTACGTTAGTGATAAGTATGAAAAAGCTAAAACGTATAGACATACAGAAGAACAACGTTGGCTGAAGTCTTATCGTAATTACAGAGGCATTTATGGCCCTGATGTGCAGTTTATGGAAACAGAAAAATCTCGTGTTTTTATTAAAGTTACTAAAACTAAAACACTTGCAGCCTATGGTCAAATTGTAGATGTACTATTTGGCAATCAGCGTTTTCCTATTACTATTGATCCTACAGTATTACCCGAAGGTGTAGAAGACACTGTACACTTTGATCCTTCTTTGCCTAATGAACTCAGAGAAGAAAAACCAGTAGAGCAAGATAGCCCGTATGGTTTTGCAGGTGATGGCAAAGAACTTCCGGCTGGTGCCACATTAAACTCTTTAATGTTAGGTTCTATGGAAGAAAAGCTAGATGGTGTAAAGGGTCTTAAAAAAGGTCCGGGTACAACACCTTCCGCTATTACATTTCATCCTGCTATGGTTGCAGCAAAGAAAATGCAAAAGAAAGTTATGGATCAATTACAAGAATGTAATGCTTCCAAACATCTTCGCAGTACATCTTTTGAAATGGCGCTATTTGGTACAGGAGTACTGAAGGGTCCATTTGCTGTAAATAAAGAATATGCAAACTGGGACGATGAGGGTACATACACACCAACCATTAAAACTGTACCTCAAATTGGTCACGTAAGTGTTTGGAACTTCTATCCAGACCCAGATGCAAACAATATGGAAGAAGCTCAATACGTCGTAGAGCGTCATAAGATGAGCCGCAGCCAATTAATTAATCTTAAAAAGCGGCCTCTCTTTAGAGGTAACGTCATTGACCAATGTATTGAACAGGGTGAAGCTTACGTAAAAGAATGGTGGGAAGATGATCT